TGTAATAGCTCAAGCCTTTGTTTATCAAAGGTTTGGGCTTTTTTTGTTGGTTTGAAAAATATTTGACCATACTTTTGACCATACTAGTTAAAAGCCGATGTATTTTGATAGTTTTTCGGTAGTTTTTTCTTTTCCATCATTTGTTAGATGTGTATAAGTATCTAAAGTTGTTTTTATGTTTGCATGTCCTAATCGTTCCTGAACTTCTTTATGATCTGCACCAGCATAGTATAATAAAGATGCATGCGTGTGTCTAAATCCGTGAAGCCCAATGTTTGGTAAGTTAGCCTTTTTACGATAAATATTGTATCTATCTGTAATAGCTTGATTTATTGTAAATTCATTTTCTTCATTGGTAAAAATACGTGAGGGTTGTGTATAACCAAGTTTAAGAAGATATTTTTTTTGCTCTAATTTCCATTTTTTTAAGATAGTTATTGTTTTTGCATCTAATATTAGTGTTCTGTTTGATTTTTTTGTTTTTGGAGTATTTGATACATAATAATGGTCAGATTTAGCAATTGTTTTGTTGATTTGTAGTTCACCAGTTTTAATGTTTAAATCGTTCCAAGTAAGAGCTAACAACTCCCCTATCCTACATCCACTAAAAGCTAATAATCTGAATAATGTATAATCTCTTATTGTAATGTAGGTACTTTCGCTTTGTTCAATACTTTTTAAAAATATTTGAAGTTGATCTTTTGTATAGAATTTAATTTTCTTTTCTGATGTAATAATATCTTGATTTTTAGGAACTATTACATTAATCACTGGGTTTTGATTGGTAACCCCTATGTTAATAGCGAATTTGAAAACTTGATTCATATAATTTATAAAAAGGGGATATTGCTTTGAACTACCTTTTGAATGCCATGTATTCACGATTTTCTGACAATAAGCAGTTGAAATTTTTGATATTTCAATTTTTCCAAATGAAGGTAGTATGTGTTTTCTGAAGATTATTTCTGTTCGAGAGTAGCTACTTTCTTTTACGGTATTTTTATAATTTTCTAGCCACATAAATGCTACTTCTTGGAATGTTATATTAGTGGAAGAGGGAATGCCATTTTTTTGAATTTCCATTTCTAACCTTGCTAATGCAATTTTAGCCTCTTTTTGAGTGCGAAATCCTCTCTTAGTTGTATACTTCTTTTTTCCGGTTAGCGGATCGGTACCAAGATATGTTTTGAAGTACCATGCTTTTTCACCATTTTTCTTTTGATATTGTTTTATCATTGCCATTTACAAAACCTCTTTTCAAGAACGTGCGTTCGTTTTTATTTTTTTAAGAAAAGCCCGGAGGCTTTTCTTTACTCATTTAAATGTTGTATTGCATAGTCAGCTTCTTCTTGCGTGAATTTTTCTCCATATTCAGATGTCAGTTGATCTTTTATTGCATCAGGAGACATAGACATATCTTCTTGATAACTTTTTGCTTTTGCAAGGGCATTTTCATTATAATCTGCATTTAAATTATCAACTGCATATTGTGCTGCCTCGGCAGAGAATTTCTCTCCATGTTCTGATGTTAATTGATCATAAATTCCTGCTTTAGACATATGCATAGTATCAGAATATAATTTAGCTTTGTTTAGTGCAGATTTGTATTCTTGGGGTGTATTGTCTTTTGAATTGCTTTCTGTTTTTGCGTTATTTGAAGTGGAATCACTTCCAGAGCTCCCAGCACCTAGAAAAGCAAAACCTAAAATACATAAAATAATAAATCCAACAAAAACTCCAAAACAACCAAACATACCTTTCCCAAAACTTTTTAACATAAAAATCCTCCTTGTTGACATTAAATATATTTTATATAAAAACCACCTAGCCAAATTGGTCAGGCGGTTCTTTTCTAATTTATAAAACCACTTTTCCAACGACTCTAAATTTGTGTTTATGTGTTATTTTAAATGATAGGTTTGTTGTCTGAATATAGAAGATATTTTTTTATTATTAAATCTAATTACAAATATCTTCTTAGTTCAGGAGGTAAACCTAGATAATCCATTATTTGAAATTCAGTTAAATTTTCTAAAATATCTTGGTCTTGCATATATATGAGCAACTTCATAGCCAAAGAATTTGCTTCACATTCCATTTTTGATATAAAAGAATCTAAGCCAAGAGATCTATAAAAAGGTGTACTTGAACCGCTGTGTAATTTGATGTGACTAAATTCATGTAGTATCACAAACTGTTGATAATATTCAGGCCAGTTTGCATTTACAATAATTGTATGGCAACGATTATTGGTTTGAGTACAACCTCCTGTTTCATCATCTAAATCAGCATATAGTAATTTGCAATTCGCTTCTTTTATTAATTGATAAACGCTGTACGGATGATACAAATTAATTATTTTGTTAAATGTTTCTTCTACATAATAATTCATCATATCCCCCGCTAAATCAATTTCTATAATCCTTGCGAGTGAATTTTTTCTTTGCTTCTTCTTTATTCATTTCCATTGCAGTACGTATAGCAATTAAAAGACGGTCTTTTTGATCTTGTGTAGCTGGTTCACCATAGAAATTGAGATTTTCACCGTTAGTTAGTCCCTCAATTAATTCTTCAGCTTGGATAGCTATATCTTTTTTTTCTTTGTCATTTAGTTCGTAATATTTTTTCTTTTCGGTACGACCAAGTAAATAGTCGGTTGAGACGTCAAAAAAATCTGCAACTTTTTGTAATTTGTCTGATTGAGGACTTGTTTTATCCCAACGATATAAAGAATTTTCCCCTATACCTAATTTAATAGAAAGTTCTTTAATTGTAATATCCCTTTGTTTAGCAAGTAATTTTATTCTTTCTAAAGTATTCATATAATCACCTTTCAGAGAAAAAAGCATACTAAATAAAAATATCTACCAAAAATGGTTGACATCTACCAAATTAGATAGTATACTGATTTCAGATATAAGAAATGAGCAAAAAAATACTAATAAAAATAGTATAAAATCTTGGCGGATTTATTATGCTTATTTCTTTGTATTTATAGTATCATATTTGGTAGTTTTGTCAACTATTTTATCATAAAAGATTGGAGGTGTGATTATGTCAGTTTCTATTGTGGCAAATATAAAGAAAATTGCATTAGAGAAAAATTTAACTATTAAACAAATTGGAAAAGAATCAGGTGTAGGAGAAAATGCGATTTATAGATGGGATAAACAAAACCCTAATTTATCAAGTTTAAAAAAGGTTTCTAATTATTTAAATATTTCTATCGATGAATTACTAGAAAGCGAAAAACAGGAGGTGTAACTTATGCAGCTAAACATTCCTGATGAAATTGTTCAAAACGAATTAGCAAATAACATTACTTTCATAGTATTAAAAGAAATTGAAAATCGTTTGAATTTATTGACTAAAACCATTGAATTACCGCCATATCCTAACAAATCGCAAGTAAGAAAGATTTTAGAGATTGGCGATGAAAAATTGAATAATTGGATTTCAAAAGGTTTAAAAATTCAACAATGGAGTAATCAGGATATTCGGATTGAACGATCTGAATTACAAAGATTTCTAAAAGAAACTTTTGAAATTTAAAGGAGGAAAAGAAGATGGAAAATCTAGTAATTACGAAAAAACAACAAGCAGTAACAACTAGTTTACAAGTTGCTGAAGTATTTGAAAAACAACATAAGCATGTTATTGAAGCAATAGAGGCTAAAATTCAATCGGCCGAAAATTCGGCTTATTACCAAAGTATGTTTGTTGAGGGAGAATATAAAGATTCTCGAGGTAGAAAACAAAGATTGTACTACATGAATCGAGATGGCTTTTCTTTCATTGCATTTGGATTCACTGGGAAAAAAGCAGATTCATTCAAACTGAAATACATTGAAGCATTCAATCGAATGGAAAAAGAAATTCAACAGCTTAAATTACCAACCTCAAAGCGAGAATTAGCTTTACTAGCTTTATCAGCAAACGAAGAAACAAACGAACGTGTAGATGTAATCGAAAAAGAAGTAGCTGACTTAAAAAACAATCAAAAAATAGATGCGGGTGATTATAGCTATTTATCACGACGAGTTCATCAGAGAGTTGCAGAAGTGGCGAAAGGATTTGGAAAAATCACAAAAGAACAGCGTAGCAAGCTATACAAAGATATTAATTCAGGCATTAAGCAAATTACTGGTGTAGGGTCTCGCTCCCAATTAAGAGAAAAACATTATGAAACCGTAATTGAATATATCAACGATTGGGAACCGTCCACAGCAACAAAAACAGTTGTAAGACAGATGAGTTTAGACTTAAACGACGTAATATAAGGAGAATATTATGGCTTATACGATTGATCAAGAAGCTTGGATACTTAATCGAATCAAAAAAGAACGTAAACAGCTTCAAGATGATAGAGCAGCACTCAGACAATCTGAACAATTAACGGAAAATAAAGCAGCTCAAATCGAAATAGAGCTTGAATTTTTAAGAGGTTTAGAAATTCAAAATAGAATTCATGCATAGGAGGAATAAATATGAATTACAAAAAAAGAAACATCATCCAATTATTGAAAGAAGACAATGTTTCACCAAGCGAATGTTTGGATTTGATTCATGATGTAATTGAATATTATGAAGATCTAGGCGTTAAAGATTTACCTAAAAATGTAGACATTTATACATTTTTAGCTAGCACGTATTACTGGAAAGGATTATTTGATGGTTCTAATTATCAGTAGGGTCTACTTTTTCAAAAGTAATACCACCGCCAATATGGATAGTAGATGTATCAAAACTTATGTTTTCAATTGTTTTTTTCAGAAGAATTCTAAAGTTTTTTCTAGATTCAGCTGTTGATAAGTCATACGTTGGGGTGTTGTAGCCAGAAACATCAAAAGGAAGTTTAGCTGTATTACTGTCTCTAATTTGAATGACTTCTTTACAGAGAGCACGTGCATACCCTAATTCATAGTATACGTTCGGATTGTTGCCAGATAGATCTGCAAGGATTAAATCTGCTTCTTTAATACAAAAATGAATTCGTTCTATGTTCTGTTGATTATGAAATTCTAAGTCAGCACGAATAATTTCGAATTCCAATTTATTTTCAGAAAAACAAAATTGAATTTGATCTAGTAATTCGTCAGATTGTTTACGAATGTCAGAATTTTTCTCTCCAATTGGAGTTACAAAAAAACATTTTTTCATAAAATCACCTCATTAATTATTTTATTAGGGAGTTTCTGATAGTTAATTATAGCAAAGAATTATAAAAGCAAACAATAGCATAGGAGGTTAACCATGAAAGCGATACGTGAAGCACGATTGATAGGCGCATTTTTATTGATGATTGTACTAGGAGTATTGCTGAAAACTCACTTTTCAATGCCAATACTAGCAACGCTAAGTGCACCTTTCTTTATTCATTGGTTTTTTAACTGGGATGAGGCCAAGTATAAATACTCTAAAAAAGGAGGCGATAAAAAATGTATGTAGCTGTGGGTGAAGCTAGTAGAGAAACATACGTGACTGGAGAAACACAAGCGGAAGTCTTTAGAAAATTGTTTGAAGAATATCCATATGTTTCGTTTGATGAAGGTGTTTATCCAGAGAGATTAAATGTAGTACAAAAAGAGCCCCAATCGTCTGCAAACGAACAGGGCAAATATTGAACAAAAAAATTCAAAATTTATTAACTAAGGAGAGTATATCAAAATGAACGATAAAATTCAAAATTTATTAATGGAACTTGTTAAAGAATGTCGGAAAGGAAAAGTTGCGATTGTTTTGTCAACTGTTGATTCAGAAATGATGGAAGCATCCAGTGTTTTACTTGCAGGTTCTTTGCCTGAACAAGCAATTGCATTTAATGAATTATTTGAAAAATTTAAAGAAGAAGCACTTGCTCATGATTGTAATTGTCCGCATTGTAAACAAATAAAAGAAGCACTTATTGGTGCAGAATCATCTTCAACTAAACAAAATAATGAGGAAAAACTAGATATATTGTTAAAAGATTTTTTACGAGGTGAGTTGTAATGATTGAAGTAAGAGGTTTAGGTAACGACATTTACGAATTAATGCTAGCAAACGCACAGAATAACATTGTCCAATCTGTTCGGACATCTGCATCTTATGGCAATACAAGTTGTGTGGTAAGCAGTAAAGGAGCTACAAAACCATTTTTAGATCAATTACAAATACAAGGTGTCGATTATATCGAATTGGAAGATGAAAAAATAAAACTATTTTGGGAGGGGTTGTAATGCCTGAATTTGATTCGCTAGGGGCAAGACAAGAGCCGCCTGAAGAAAAAGAAGTGTTAGAGCTAACGTGGGAATACGATGAGGAGGAAGAACAATGATCGAAGAAATATTACACAGTATCAAGAAAGAACAAGAAATTACAAATAGTTTGTTAGAAATTATCGCTAATAGAATAGAACGAAATCGTAAATCAGTGGTTTATTCTTCGGATAATTCAAAGGATGATCTTTTAAAAAGAATTGAAGAACTATCCGAAGAAAACATACTTTTGAAGAGTCGAGCGGAACAAGCTGAAAAGTCATCGAATATAGCTAATGATGAACTTTCTAAATTAAGAATGAGTATCTTTAGTAATCGAAGAATCGGATAGAAACAACTTAATGCTATCTAATTCAAAACCAATAAAATCTGTGTCAAAGCGATTGTTTTTGTATACTTTTTCAATCATTGATAAACAGGATGTGTCCATTTCTAGTTCTAGGTGACCGAGAATCGGTTTGGTAGGAAATATACCAGTAACAATGTCGTAACAGCTATTTTTATTTGGCAAAAGAAAATTAATAGAATGTCTCGTTTCGTCAATCATCAGTACAACATCTGATTTAAGTTTGATAAAAATGACATTTTCTCCACAAAGATAAGTTTTTACTTCGATGAATTCGCCATCAATAGTTTTTTGTAGTTTTGGCTCCATCAAATAATCATACATTAAAATCACTCCTTTAAGGAAAGTGTATCAAATTTATAATACGAACAAAAAGAGAACAAGGAGGTAAGTACGATGAGCAAATCAACGCTTGAAATGACTCACGATGAGTGGTTATTAGATCGTTTAAAGGGTATAGGTGGATCAGACGTTGCAACGATTTTAGGCTTGAATCAATATAAATCCGCTTATCAATTATGGCTAGAAAAAACTGGTCAAATAGAGCTAACCGAGACAGATAGTGAGCCAGCTTATTGGGGAACTATTTTAGAAGAAGTTGTTGCGAAAGAGTTCCAAGAAAGAACAGGAAAAAAAGTTCGTCGTAGAAATCAAGTCTTCGAACATTCGCTCCATCCTTTTTTAAGAGCAAATATTGATAGAGAAGTGATTAGAGAAAATGCCATTCTAGAATGCAAAACTGCAAATCAATTTTTAGCGAAAGAATGGGCAGGAGACGAAGTGCCATTGAGTTATCTTTGCCAAGTTCAGCATTATATGAATGTTTTGAATAAAGACTATTGTTATATTGCAGTTTTAATTGGTGGTCAGAAATTTATTTGGAAACGAGTAGAACGTGATCAGGAATTAATCGATGTACTGACCGAGCAATTAGTTGATTTTTGGGAAAATAACGTAATCAAAGGCGTTGAACCTATTATTGACGGAAGTAAGGCAACAGCTGACTTTTTAAAGGATAAGTATAGCGACATAGAAGAAACGCAAACCACTTTACCTGCTTCATTCGATGAATTGATAGATCAAAAAAATGAAATGAAGAAAACCAAAAAAGAGTTGGATGTAGCTATTAGAAAAATTGAAAATGAAATAAAAAGCGAATTGGGAAAAAGAAATGCAAGCATTGGTATTACCAAAAAACATATTGTTGAGTGGAAGGAAATACCTACTAAAAGATTGAACAGTAAAAAGTTTGCTGAAAAATATCCTCAAATTGCAGAAGATGAAGAAATATATATGGTTACTACGACACGAAGATTAATAGAAAAGGAGATTAAGTAATAATGGCAACAAACGAAACATTAAAAAATCAATTATCACAACAAAATCAAAAACAAGTTCCTGCGAATCAATTAGGTTTAAAAGGATTAATGAATACTCCTACTATGAAGCGGAAATTTGAGGAAGTTCTTCATGAAAATGCTAATGCTTTTATGTCAAATGTCATGACCTTAGTTTCTAATGATAGCTATTTGGCAGAAAGCGAGCCAATGTCTATTTTAAGCGGGGCATTAACAGCTGCTACATTAAATTTAGGATTAGATAAAAATCTAGGTTATGCCTATCTCGTACCATTTAATACTAAAAATAAGCAGACTGACAAATGGGAGAGGAAAGCTCAATTTATTTTAGGATATAAAGGATATATTCAATTGGCTCAACGATCAGGTAAATATAAAGCATTAAATGTTATTGAAGTCTACGAAGGAGAGTTACTGAGTTGGAACAGATTAACGGAAGAATTTGAATTTGATCCAAATGGTAGACAATCAGACGATGTAATCGGATATGTTGGATATTTTGAACTATTAAATGGATTTAAGAAAACTGTTTATTGGACCAAACAAGAAATTGAAGCTCATCGAATTGCAAATAGCAAAGACAAAGAAAAAACAAAATTGAGCGGTGTCTGGGCTACAGATTATAATGCGATGGCTCGTAAAACAGTATTAAGAAATATGTTATCAAAATGGGGAATTTTGTCCATCGAAATGCAAGAAGCGACAACTTCAGATGAAAAAGTTCAACAAATGCAAGAAGATGGAAATATTATTTCCGAAACGGAAGTAGAAGAAAATACCACGATGAAAACAGCAGAAGTAATTAATGAAGCTGATTCAGATTCATTGAATCAAACAGATTTATTTGATACTAAAAATCCACCATTAGAGTAAAGAAGGAGATGTAATGGCAAGACCTGCAAAAGAAGGTTTGGATTATTTTCCTCTTGATGTTGGAATTTTTGAAGACGAAAAAATAGAAGCTATTGCTGGGGAATTTGGTATTAAAGGAGAACTTACGGTAATCAAACTGCTTTGTGCGATATACAAAAAAGGATATTTCATTTTGTGGGATGATTTATCGCAAGCAACTCTTTTAAAACGCCTGCCTGGAGTAAGTAAGGAAATGCTCAATCAAATAGTGAACCGCTTAGTCTTATGGGGATTTTTTGATAAAGAACTGTTTGACTCGGTCAAGGTGCTTACGAGTGAGAATATCCAAGCGACATTTTTCGAAGCGACAAAAAGACGGAAAACACCAAAACCAACTAAATATATAGTTAATGTCAACAGTAACTCTCAAAATGAAACAGTTAATGCTGACATTAATACACAAAGTAAAGTAAAGGAAAGTAAAGTAAATAAAAGTAAAGTAAACAAAAAAGAAACAGAAAGTTGCATCAATCCGTCGTCACCTGAAACGTCAGTTGAAAAAGCATTCTTTGAAGAGCCGTTAGGGGAAGAAAAGCTAACGGAGTTAATCCGCTATTATTCACAGAATGTAAGTCCTGCTACTCCTGTTAATATCACTGATTTACAATATGATCTTGCTGATTTTGACGGAGACCTCGAGTTATTGAAAGAGGCTGTTAATATCTGTGCTAGAAATAATGAACGAAGATATAGCTATTTTGCTGGTATTTTGAAAAATTGGCGAGCAAATGGTGTAAAAACATATGCTGATTATCTAAATAACGAGAGAGAACGAGCAGATAAAAAAACACAAAATAAGCAATATCAAAATAAACCTGTTCGGCAAGAAAAGGTGCCTGAATGGATGAATCAAGCAAACGGTGAAGAAGAAAAGCTATCACCAGAAGAGCAAGCTGAATTTGAAAGACAAATGCAAGAATTGTTGGGAGGAGAGTAAATCATGATTGAAATGAGAGTACTTGATTATCGAATTACTAGCGATGATAGGCAAGTAATCGTAAATAAAGCGAGACGAAATGAACACGGAGAGTTAACCATTTTGACTGATAAAGACGGTACACAAAAAGAATCACTCGCTTTGATTGGTTATTATGGCAATTTAAGTAAGGCTCTCGTCGCAATAGAACGCGATTATGTGCTTTCTAGTGGTAAAACAATACAAACAGTCAAAGAATACAAAAAAGAGCTAGAATCGATTCACAGCAAGCTAAAACGTGAATTAGATTTCGGGGAGGAATTTTAGATGGATGAATTAGTTAAATTAGTGGAAGAGTGGGCGAAAGAAAAGCATTTAGATAAAGCAGAGCCTGAAAAGCAAATGTTAAAAGTGATTGAGGAAGTCGGAGAAGTTGGTGCTGCATTGGCAAGAAACAACGAAAACGACCTAAGAGATGGTATCGGTGATGTGGTTGTGACGTTAATTATTCTCGCTATGCAAAATAACATGGACTTACACGAATGCTTAAATCAAGCATATAGCGAAATCAAAAATCGCCAAGGGAAAATGGTAAACGGAGTATTCGTCAAAGAAGCCGATTTGTAAGGTTTGAGGTGGAAGAGATGCGAATTATTCTACCGGTTGAACCTAAGCCACAAAGTCGCCCAAGATTCGCAAGGCGTGGAAATTATGTTCAAACCTACGAAGATCGAGCGATGAAAGAATACAAAAATCAAGTAAAAAATTATCTTCGTAAATCAAGAGCAAAGTTGATTGAAAAAGGGCCAATTTCCGCACATGTGACGTTTTACATCCATCCGCCTAAATCAGCTCTAAGCAATAAACAAAAGCGATTAAAGGTAAATATGGAGCGAATGTATTGTGATAAAAAGCCCGATTTGGACAACTATTTCAAAGCAGTGACAGATGCTGCTGAAGGTATTTTATATAAAAATGATGGTCAAATTGCTGTGATGGTTTGCCAAAAACTGTATAGCATGCGACCGCGAACAGAAATTGAAATTATGAGTTTGGAGGAAAAGGAATGACGAAAAACAAACTCAGAGAAACAAAAAGAGCCATTCGTCAGAGAATTCTTTTTTTGACTGGTGATGATGAATCATGGATGAATAATCCAGAAATCGTGGAAGAGGTCCAGAGATTATCAAAACGACTGAATTCTAACCTTATAAACGATAAGCGACCATTACCAAAATTAGAGCCTGACAAGCTGACGAAAGAAGAATATCAGCACTTATTAGACTTAGGTTATCAAGTAAACGATATTAAGAAAGCTCTCGGACTTGGAACAACCACATTTCAAAACTGGCGAAAGGCAAACGGCATAGAAAACATAATTAAGCGAAAAGAAAATAACAAAGTAGAGGAGACAAAACACATGAAATTTAATTTAAATACAGCAACGTTACTTATTTCAGGAAATTTTGGAGTAAAAGCAGAGGAATGTTTAACGATCTCAAAAAGCGGTCTGGCTTTAAGTGGTCCAGTAGTTCAACGATTGAACAAACCAGAATGGGTCCAACTGTATTTAGACGAACAGAACAAAGCGTTATTTGTTTTACCATGTGTGGCAACTGCGGAAGGTGCAAGAAGTTGTGTAAGTCCTAAGGCAAATAAAAAAACGGGCTATCGAAAAAGCTGGAATGGTCACGTGTTAAGAAAAGCTGCCGAAGTTGGAGGCTTTAACATCGAAACAGATGTTTACCATGTAAAACCAGAAGAAGTGGAAGGACATCCAAACGCTTTAGGATTTGATTTGACAAAGGCGGTCAAAGTGAATGGGTAAAACTAAATCTAAAATCAAAAAGAAAAAACGCCGACTTAAAGAAAAAGCTATCGCAAACGGCACATACAATAAACGAGGTAAAAACGATGACGTGCATAAAATGCAAGGGACAGATGATTGTCTGGGAAAAAGATAGATTCGGTCATGCGAAAGCAATGCCTTGTCCGTTATGCAACAAAAGTGGGCAAGGTGTTGCGAAAAAGTTAGCTGAAATAAAGAAGAAATAAACGAAAGGAGTGGAGGTTTGGTCGACCATAAAGAATTCTTTACTCCTGAAATGATGAATAGTTACCAAAAGAAAAAGAAACGCAAAACACATTAGAAATACTAAAAGAAGCAATGGAACTTCTGGAAAATAAAACAAGCAGTTCATTTACTGAACCAGAACAGCTGTCATTATTTTAGAAGTGGATCCAAGAAGGCAAAGTGCAAAATCAGTGCGTGTTTTTGTCTGTTTTACGTTTCTTTATGGCTGGAAGGCTAAACCATAGAAGCAGAGCTGCAGGGAAAAATAGCAAGAAAACGTCTAAACTGATTTTATGTAATAAAAAGGCACCAGCGGAGGCTAATTATGAAATTAATCTATGTTTTAACTGGAAAAGAAGAAAATAAAAACTATGTAAAAAAATTTGTTGGAAATTATTGCAGTTTTGGACCTAAAGAGGATGCAAAAGCATTTACTAGTGAAGAAGCTGAACAGATGAGAAGACTGTTAGAGAATAGTGTAGGCAATGCGTTTGTTATTGATGATGACAGAGTATTATCACAAGGAGGATAAAAAATGGATGCATTAGAAGTATTACAAAAAATTCAAGAGTTAAAGGAAATATACGGTGACATTGAAGTTATGGTGAAATCGAATAGTGAAGGCAATGAATTTTTTAAGAAAATAATTGACGTTGATTTGCAAGCTGGAATGATTGACGAAGAAGGCGAATTTATTGATGAGAGAGTCATTTTAATTATTTGTGAGTAGGAGAGAAAGTGAATGATCTATATAAAAAATTTTATCCATGATTTTGATTCTTCAACAATTACCTTTGAAGTAGAACGTGAAGGGGTCACGAATCATGTAGAAACTAGAGATACTGGTTATGGAACGACTTATACAGATATTAATGATTTTACTGAAGATTGGCCAGATTCTGAATACAATCAATTAGAAGAGTTTTTAAACGGTTGTCAAGAAATAGTGCATTCATTTTATCGTTGAAAGATTATATCGTAGGTGTTGAAATTATTGATTTTGTAGAGGAGGAAGAAAAATGATTCCCAAAATAGAAGTATGGTTGCACGATAATTCTGTTGGTTATCCTAGATGGTTTGAAATAGATTCAATTGATTATCTTGATAATATGTTTGATATAGTAGATGAATTTGGAAATCCGCATGAGTTTTCTGGTAAAGGTCGTTTATTTAGAGTAAAAACTGAGGAGGAAAAACACATGAAATTTTACGAAATTAAAGAACCTTATTTTGCATTAATCGTTGCTGAGGATGAAAAACAATGTTTAAAACTTTACAAGGATATTTTTTGCGATGTAGAGGACGAAAAAGAGTTTTTGGATGATATGAAAACAATTGATAAATACGAAGCGTTCAAAATGCTTGCTAAAAGTCGTATTGAAGATGGTGGAGAATTGGGTGCAGAAGAAGCTTTAAATCAGTTAGAAAATCTTGAAACAAATGGCGAAGTATTGCTGATTGATAGCGGTTTGTTGTAGGAGGATCAGCGATGAATAAACAAGAATTGATTGAAGAGTTAGAATGTTTAGAAGTTCCTACAAACAGCCTTGATTATTTGAAAGGTGCTGACTATGCCAACGAAAGAGCAATTAGCTTAGCAAAACAACTAAAAGAATCGAAAAAAGCTGTATTACCTAAAAGTGCCGATGAATTTATCAAAGAAGGTTTATCAATGGGGTCTGATAAAGTAGACATTATCGGTTCCGCAGTTTCTTTTTCAAGTTCAATGCCCGATGATGAATTTTCTTTGTGGTTTAAGTCGAACAGAGATTTATTTGTTAATGCATTAGCTAACGGCTACGAAGTAGAGAAGGAACCATTATATCACGTTTTATTACCAGACAAAGGGGCGACTAACACAGGATATACTTTTTTAAATTTAGCGGGAGCAATTGATTTTACGACATGTAAGGAAAAGGTGGATATGTTAACAGAACAAGAAATCAAAGCAGTTGATGAGCGCTATTGGCCGTTTGCTGTGAAGGTGGATGGTGAATAAATGAAACGCAACTGGAAAAGAGTAATAAATAAAGTTAGTGGCATTGCAATAATGATTCTTGTAGCAAAAGCAACCGTGAGCCATTTCGTGTATAGCAATGACATAACAAGCAGTGACCTCGTTTATTTCCTTTCATGCTCGTTTATTTTGGGATTAGGGCTATATTTAGGAGGTTCCAGCGTATGAGTTATCCAGAAGTTTATATCATAGGAAGGCAAGTCGATGGCGTTTATGTTGAATACTTACATGGAGCAGAGCAAGCCGATTTATTTTTCGATTATACGATAGCTCGTGATGAAAGAAATCATATGAATAAAACCAATACAAAAGATGGCGAATGGAGAATTTTAAAATACGGGAGGCCAATTACATTGGAGTTTTAACTTATTGCAACTTTTTTACAATAACTAGCCGATTTTTTGCAAACAAAAAGCCAGCCGACCAATGGCTGACTAATGTGGTAGTTAGCACTTTTCCCAAGTAAAGTGCTAATAGTGCCAACAAATAAGGTTGACATTGTGTCTCTGGTGGAGACAGGAACTATCGATAACTGTTTTCCGCCAGTTATCATAGAAAAGGAGAAATTTATTTCAGAAATAAAATCCCCAAGAAAGTTAATATGATTATATCATGAGTAAATGTATTTGAAAATACTATCTCATAGTACGTATTGTAAAAAGTTTATTTAGTAGAAAATAAAAAAAGCCAGATTGCTCCGGCTGTGAGAAATATTTTCGACATAGTTATTATACCACAAAAGGAGCGATTTCACTTGATTAAATTGCTAAAAGAAGTAGATTTTCGACAAACAAAAGCGAATGCCAGAAATGTGTTGAAGAACTTTAGACGTTTAGAGCGAATAGCTGGTCGCTCTTTGATAGATTTAAAATCACCAATTATTACAGATATGCCTAAAAGCCAAAGTCATGGGAACAAAGCAGAAGATGCGCTAGTACAATTAGCAGATGCAGAAGCAGAAAGAGACGCAATTTTATCTGCGCTTATGGCATTAAGCCTAACTAGCAGACAAATTTTGCATTATAGTTTCTGTGTGCAGGACCATTACTCTAATTACAAGATAGCTAGAGAAGTCGGCTATTCCGAAAGAAGTATTCAACGCATGAAATCAGAAGCTTTGATTGAATTTGCTGAAGCTTATCGAAATGGAAAAATAATTGCCTATAAATAAAATTTTGGCGGTTTTTTGGCGGAAAGTTGGCGGTTTTTATCAATATTTAGGTGTTATTATGGTAGTGTCGAAAGATAAAGAAACGAGGTAAGGCATGCATTACCTATCTTAGCTCCGTTTCACTTATCTTTTGAGGCTACCTATAAAAATAAAGAATAAGGATGTGGAAAGTCCAGTTCTTTCTGTCTCGTTTAGTCATAGGTAGCAAAAATTGCAATAAACTTGGTATGAAGCTTACACGTAGACGTACGCTGAAAGCACTTGTCAAGATAGCGCTATGTAAGTTGCAATGGTCACTCACAAATCATGCGTTCTCAAACTAAAGAAATGGGGTGTAATTCCTCTCTCTTTTTCTACAGATTTGTGAGTGATTTATCGCTGTGGCGGAACAGGTAGACGCTCGTACGTGAGATTAGACATTGGAACAACGTATAAGTTCGTATGTAGGGCTTTGGCCCATCGGGTAAATCTAATCATGCAAGGTGCAAATCCTTGCCAGCGATATTGAGTTTGTGGTAGGCAATCTCAAAAATGGCATAGTATAAAAATCCTTTCGGTTGGCGTGTAGCATCTGGGATGCAACGAGCATATTGTGAGATAAGAGGCAGGTTCGATTCCTGCCACGCCAATAGGTAGCTTTGCTACTTAAATAAAAGAATCGTCAATAGATGTTTCTGCTACATTCACGATGAGGCACTAGCTTAAAAGTGCCTCTTTTTGTTTGGAGGTATTGTTATGTTTAAGTTATTTGAAATCATTAAGCAGGAAGATTCAAGAAAATTAAATCGTTTGAAAAAAGAATTAAAGCAGACTACTCAACGTAAATGAGTGGTCTTTTTTCGTACATAAAAAAGCCACTAGACTATGGGTTCTAGTGGCTAGGTAGCATTCGTGCACAATTTGTTAGTTATGAGATTGTTAACGGTTGCTATTTACAAAAAGGAGTTGCTACCCATAAATAGTATATCAAAAAATAATTTGTTGAATCAAGTACATAAAAACAATTAGGAGAGAGAACATGAAAAGCTATTGGTATGTATCGCTAACACATAAATATCCACAGTCGAACCGCTCAACTGTTTCGATGCGTGTTGTAATGTCTGTGCAGATAAAAAAGAATGCATCTATTGTCGAAATGACGAGAGAAGCCACACCAAAGGAAATTGATGATTGTAAGCTTGTTTATTGTGGGCATGGCTATTTTGATGAGAAGAACATTCAAGAAAATATTAAACGAAGCATGAGGGATTAGAAATGAAATTTGAAAAGATGAAGTTATCAGAACTACACCCTGCTGAATATAATCCGAGGGTTGAATTAAAGCCAGGTATGGAAGAATATGAGAAGCTTAAACAATCTATTTTAGAATTTGGCTTTGTTGATCCACCAATTTTTAATAAAAGAACAGGAAATTTAGTTGGTGGTCATCAGCGTGTATCGGTAGCAAAAGATTTAGGAATTGGCGAAATTGAAGTATCTATTGTAGATTTACCTATCGAAAAAGAAAAAGCTTTAAACATAGCTTTAAATAAGATTTCTGGCAAGTGGGATGAAGATAAATTAGCTTTGCTATTAAATGAATTAGATGAGAACGAACTTAATATATCAGGGTTTACTGATAAAGAAATCCAAGAGGTTATTGATCAGTATGATATGCGGCTAGATTTGGAAACAGAAGCAATAGATGATGGTTTTGAATTTGAGTTACCTGAAAAGCCCAAAGCAGCTTTAGGTGATATCTATCAATTGGGAAGACATCGATTAATGTGTGGAGATAGCACCAATAAAGCACATATAGAGTTATTGATGGATGGAGAAAAAGCGGATTTATTAATTACTGATCCACCGTATAACGTAAATTACGAAGGAAAAACAGAAGCAGCATTAAAAATTAAGAACGATAATAAAACAGCCAGTGAATTTTATGATTTTTTAAGAAGTGCATTCAGTTCAGCTTATGATAATTTAAAAGAAGGTGCTTCTTTTTATGTTTGGTATGCATCATCTGAAGTAATTAATTTTGTTAATTCGTTGGTAGATTCTCAATTTATGGTGAAACAAGAACTTATTTGGTTAAAAAATTCTTTTGTTCTCGGGAGACAAGATTATCATTGGCAACATGAACCTTGTTTGTACGGATGGAAAAAAGATGGAAGTCATCGTTGGTATGGAGATAGGAAGCAAACCACTATTCTTGATTTTGATAAGCCAATAGCTAATAAAGAGCATCCAACTATGAAACCTATTCCTTTATTCGATTATCAAATTAAAAATAGCTCTAAAAAAGGAGATAAGATACTAGATATATTTGGAGGAAGTGGTACAACGATGATTGCATGTGAACAAAATGACAGGCAAGCATATTTGATGGAATTAGACCCAAAATATGTCGATGTAATCATTAATCGTTGGGAAGAATTTACAGGCAAAGAAGCTATAAAGTTGAATTAAATAAAAAAAAGAAGCCGAGTGCGCTAACACTCGACTACTTCAACGAGATACGAATACCCCGAAGACACAGAGAATTCCCACGCGTGGATTTTCGACACCCTCTGTGTCTTTTAGCATTTTATCAAATGCGGGGTGTTTTAACAATGGGAACAAAAGCAGAACATGAAGAAATTGATATTTTAGATTTAGAATTGGAAAAAGAATTTGAAGATGCCGAAGATTATGAGCAATATAGAAAAATCATACGTGCAACGATGGCTCAATGGTTAAAAAATCTTAAAAACGGTGAAATTAAATTAACTTCAGTGAATGATCTAAAAATACTTATTGAAGCTGATAAAATACTTAGAAGTTAGAGGAGGTGCGGTCAATGACAAGAAATGAAAAAGAACCATCAAATAAAACAAAAGAAAGATATGACTTGTTTGTTGACTGTTATCTGCAAACTTTTAATGCAACGCAATCAGCAATCAAAGTTGGATATTCAAAAAAAACTGCTCGCCAACAGGCCCATAAGTTATTGACAAATGCTTACATTAAGCAAAAAATTCAATTTGAAATGAAAAGACTACGCAATCGCATGAAAGACGAAGGATTGCGTAGTTTTTCTATGCTTTTAGATATAGCAATGCAGACTGAGGAAAAAATACAAGCTCATAATGAAGCAGAGATAGAAATCGATAGGATAAAGTCCGAGCTTAGTGATTTAGAGCTTGAAATGCTTAAAGCCAATAATGACTTAGAAAAGGTACAAAAGGCTGCAGATGCTATTGATGGTCGAAAAAAAGAAATGAGAAATCATAAAAGAAGTCTTTTAGAACAAGTCGACTCTATTAAGAAAGAATATTTTGAACTGAATCTTGAAAGAGTAGTGTTACTAAATGAATTATCAAAACATCAATCTCGTTATCTTGATGCTAAAGAATGGGAAAAGTTGCAAAATTTAAAAAAATCTATTTTCCAAGATATTTTGGATCGAGGCGGTTTTAAAGCAATTGACCAGATACAGCATAGTGGAAAAGTGGATGTTAATCCATTTGCTAACTTATCTGAAGAAGAATTAAGAAGGTTAGCTGAAAATGATGGATAAAATTGTTTTAGGTGCAAAGTTAGAATTATCCCGTCGTTATTTTTGGGACTATTGCAAATTAACGGCATCTGACTTTTACAAACAAGATAGAGTGTACTTAAAAGAATTATGCGATGATTTACAAGAATTCATTTATGATAGTGACGATGACGTTCTAGTTATCAATGAACCACCTAGACATGGAAAATCAAGAACTGCTGGTAAATTCGTAGAATGGTTATTAGGAAATGACAATCAAAAAAAGATAATGACGGGTTCGTATAACGAAACATTATCTACAACATTTTCCAAAGGTGTGAGGAATGCTATTCAGGAAATTAAAGCTGATGAAGGCAGGATAGTATTTTCAGATGTATTCCCTGGTGTAGAAATAAAATCAGGTGATGGCGCTATGAATTTGTGGAGCTTGAATGGTGGGTACAATAATTATCTAGCGACATCTCCAACAGGAACAGCAACAGGTTTTGGTGCAGACATCATCATCATTGATGATTTAATTAAAAATGCCGAAGAAGCAAATAATGCTATGGTTTTAGAGAAGCACTGGGATTGGTTTACCAATACTATGCTTTCTCGTTTAGAAACAGGCGGTAAAATTATAATCATCATGACTAGGTGGCATTCTAATGATTTAGCAGGAAAAGCTTTAAAGGAGTTACCTCAATCTGGTTATAAAGTAAAGCATATTAGCATGAAAGTATATAACGAAGAAACAGACACCATGCTTTGTGAGTCTGTCCTTTCTAAAGAAGAATATTTCCGTAAAAAGAAAACGATGGGTGCAGATATTGCTTCTGCTAACTATCAACAAGAACCGATTGATTTAAAAGGTCGTTTGTACCAAAAATTTTCAACATATGAAACACGCTCTAATTACATTAAAATATGGAATTATACCGATACAGCAGACACTGGTGCTGATAATCTTTGTTCAATTGTTTTTGGTGAGACAGAAGATCATAAAGCAGAAGTATTGGATGTTCTATTTACAAAAGAACCAATGGAACAAACGGAAACAGCACACGCTGAACAAATTAAAAATAACCAAGTAAACCATGTCCGCATTGAGTCTAACTCTGGTGGGCGTGGTTTTTCTCGTAATTCAGAAAGAATTGTTAAAGAACGAGGATATCGTGGTGCTTATTACGAGCCGTTTCATCAATCGGCAAATAAACAATCACGTATTCTTTCTAATTCGGCACTTGTAGAAAATAATGTGTATTTCCCATCAGATTGGAAAATAAGATGGCCAGAATTTTATGAAGCTATGACGACCTACCAAAGGGAAGGTAAAAACAAACACGATGATGCACCAGATGCTGTAACAGGCATTGTAGAAACATTAGCAAATGATAACCAAGTCAGATTTATCCAATATTAGGAGGTGTGAAAATGTTTCAAAACAATTTAAGTTTGAAGCGGTATAAAAGATTACGAACAAAATATTCTACACAAATTAATGAAGAAGTTTTCGATCCTAATGATTTTATTACTGAAATGAAGCCATTTTTTGATGATAGAGAGCGCAAATACAAAGCTTATACAAGCGAACAAAATGAGATCGATAGAAGACCTAAACCAAACACAAAGATTATAAAAGTGAATAATAAACTTCATGCTGGTTTATACAATACTATTGTCGATCAAGCAGCGGACCATTTCACAGGTATTCCAATTAAGTGGGATTACGATATTACAGAGCAGAGACGATCAATTATGCAACGTGCTAAAGATTTATTTTTGAATAATACATTAAAAAACACCAAAACACCAAAAGAGTTCGAACGGCTGACAGAGTTAGTGAATGATATGCGGTTTGCCATGCTTGATTCTGACACAGCTCGGTTTCAAGGAGCTTGTGGTGTTGCTTTTCGTTTGTTAGAACCTGTTAAAACCAAGGATGGTTGGCAATTATGGGCGAGCAATATCGAACCATGGAAAGCTGAAAAATACGAAAATGCAGATATCTTTATTCGTGAAAAATACGACACACATCAAAAAAAATTTTTTGAAGAAATGAAAGTCATTACTAAAGAAAGAATACGCATATATAGCAGATACATTGAGTTTAATTTAGTCAGTGTATCTGGAACATTTAAATTGATTGAGGAAGTAGAAAACCCGCTAGAAACGTTCTACCTATCAGAGTTTAAAAATAATACGAATCGTTATTGCGATTTTGAAGTGGCGGAAGAACTTTCTGATGCATTTGATAGAAGCTTATCAGACCAACAAAACGAAGTTGAACAGTTTAAACTTGCTTACATGGCCATTAGCGGCTCAATATTAGATGAAGAAAAAGCACAAAGAATGATGGATCAATTAGGTATCCTTAACTTACCAGATCCACAAGCTAAGGTTGGGTATGTAACGAAAGATATTAATAAAGATTTCAACGAGTATCATCTAAACCAGCTAAAAAAAATGTTCTATACAATCACAAAATCAATTGATTTTAATGATGAGGTATTTAAATCAAACGCTTCTGGTGAAGCTCGTAAATGGCAAATTATTGCCTTAGAAGCAAAAACAAATACAAAAGAGCAGTATTTCAGGGAAGGTTTAAAAGAAGTCGCTGAAACGATGGCAGCTTTCATTAAATTTAACGATAAGCTTGATTTAGATGTGTCTAAAATTGTGTTTACATTCAGTCGCAGTTTGCCAACAGATATTGGCTATCTTGCTGATGCATTGCCAAAACTTTCGCCGTTTCTATCTAAACGAACAATTATTAATCAGATTCCATTTGCTAAAGACCCAGATTATGAAATGGACTTGATGAATTTAGAACAAGGTCAAGATTATCCTAGCGGGGAATACGACAAGCTAGGCGGTGCGGATAATGAAGAAGAAAACAACGGCTAGTGAACGCTACTGGGAAAAACGTCGTGAATTAGAAGACAAAGCACGCTTGAAACTGGAAAAGAAAACTCTTAGTGAACTAGAATCTGTTTTCGAACGTGCTTTAGTTAAAATTCAAAGACAGTTATTGGCACAAGCTGATTTACACGGTATTACTCAAAGTGAGATGCTAGAAGATTTTAGCAAACGAGACCAAGAGAAGTACCGTAAGTATATTGAGAAGAACTATGAAAAGTTGATGGAATCAGATGAAGCTTATAAGCAATTCATTGATGAATATTTTCCATCCTTTGACTATGCGAAAGTTAATCGCTTGTTACAATTACGAGCAGACATTTTTTCTACCCTTGCAGGTGAAGCAATAGCCAGTGATGTTAACGGTAAATTTAATAACGACTTAGAGAATATCACAAAACGAATCTACAATTCTAATTCTAATGCGTTGATACAATTATTAGGCGGTTCAGCACCTAGTTTAACTAAGAATGAACTAGAAAACATCATGAACTATCCGTGGAGTGGAAAAACATTTTCATCTCGTTTATGGGGCAATATATCAACCCTAGAGCAACGTTTGAGCAATTCCATTATTAATTCATTGGCAAGTGGTGAAGGGGTTGTGGAAGCTCTTAGAACGATGAAAAACGATGATGTTATTAGCGGTATGTTTAAGTTGGAACAAGGAAAGTTTAATCGTTCGATTGAAAATCTTGTTAGAACGGAATATTCACATTTTGCTGTAGAAGGTGTAAGAAAATCGCTAAAGGATGTAGGTGTTAAGCAAACACAAAGCTGGTCGGCAGAAGATGAGCGTGTTTGTTCTATTTGTGGTGGACGTCATGGAAAAGAGATTAAAGATGATTGGCATCCACCGTATCATGGACGTTGCCGTTGTACTGAAATACCAATTATTCCTGAAATTAGCGATGACACAGATAAATTGTACGAGGAAATGTTTGGTGATTTATTGGATGAATTCGCTAATAATAATTGGGGAATAAAATTAAATAGGAAAGGAGGATAGCAATGAAAGGATTATTTGAAGCAGTGTTAAATCTAGAAGTTACCAATGGTACAGAAAAAGCCTATAAAAAAGCTTTTGAACAAGAAAACGAACGATACTTAACCAAACACACTTTGAGAGATGGCAACGGTAATATCGTCAAAGATGAGCTTAAATCAGTTTGGGGTGGTAATTATTGTCACGTTGATATTTTGTATTCGTTACCAGGTAGAAAAAGTAAATTAACTATTTCGATTGTGTCGAGAACTCTGCAAAATGTAAAAGATGCTGTCACTGATTATCAAATGCTTGGTGCTGAACTGGTCCATAAAAATTGGGAGTGATTTACTTTGAATAAAAAACCTGTTTTAACGATAGCGTTAAAACAAAAATTATACTGTCGGTATAGATTTTTTCAATTGTACTTCTTGAATATGTTTAACTATAAGAAGTTTTTGGAATTACAAGAATTCATTTTAGAAGAATTAGAAACGGATATAGAAAAATATTTTAAAGTTAAAGTGAAATAAAAAGTCTGACAAATGTTAGGCTTTTTATTTTGTCCGAAATGACGTTAAACTAGCGCAATGCTGGGCTTAATTGAATGGTGGGGCGCAATAAATAAATCTAAAGCAATGCGGGGCGATTAGTCGAATCGTGGGGCGAAAGGAGAAACAAAATGAAACAAAACCTATTACCAATGGATTTACAAATGTTTGCTGAAGGAGAAGGTGCTACAGACTTCACTTTCGATGATTTTAAGGCATTTGTAGAATCAAATGAAGAAGCACAAAAATTTGTACAATCACAGTCACAATCAGCTGCAGATAAACAATTAGAAGCTTGGAAACAAAATAATCTTGAAAAAATCAAGGAAACAACAATCAAGGAGTATGAAGAATCTAAGAAAAATAAAACTCCTGAACAAATTAAATTAGAAGAATTACAGGCTGAATTTGAAGCTGAAAAGGCATTACGTGTGACTAGTGATAATAAAGCTTTTGTTGCAGAAAAAATTGCTGGCTTAGATTGGGATGGAGATTTGAAAGATTCTATTTCTCAATTTATGTTAAATAATCTTGTTAGTTCAGATACTGAATTTACTAAGAAGGCTGTAGAAGGTTTTACAGAGCTTTTGGAAGCAATAAATGATAAGCATGCAGAAGCTATTAAAAATGTAGAAATGACTAAAGCTTTTGGTAATAAATCGCAACAAACCAACATGGGAACTGGTAATCAAACAAAATCGTTTGAAAATCCAGAGGTAGCATTAGGACAAAAATTACAAGCATTTATCGATTAGGAGGAAACTACAAATGAAAAAAAGTTCATTAAATAATCTTGAGTATTTAGATATTTCACAGGAAGTTAATGCATTACAAGTTCCAAATACACCATTTTTAAGCTATTTGTTAGGCGCAGGCAAAGTTGAAGCTGCCAAGTCAACTGAGATTAAATGGCGAGAATACGGCATGAATAATGATGATTCATCTGCTCAATTAGAAGGCGGAGAATACGCAGATGCGGAATCCGATCGTACATGGTTTAACAACTATACTGAAATTTTCAGAAAATCAACTTCTGTATCTGGCACATTAGATGCTATTAATGTAGATGGTGTAGGAAATGAATTGAATAGCCAAGTAGCTCTTCGTGCTACAGAAATGAAAATTGACTTAAATCGTAAATTGATTGTTGGTGTAAAAGCTGATGAATCTGGTTCTAAAGGTCGTCAGATGAACGGAATTTTAAATTTAATTAGTTCAACGAATAAAGTCGAAACAGCAGCTGCGGGGGCAGTAACAAGAAAAGATATTGACACATTATTTAAAACAATGTTCCAAAAAGGGTATATGGGCGAAAAATTATGTTTAGTAGCACCTGATATGCAAGACTTAATGACTGATCAGTTGGATGAAAAATCAACAAAAATTGTGCAATTTGGCGATAAACTTACATTTGGATTGCAAATTGGAAATATTGCCTCAAATTACGGTTCAGGAATTGCGTTAATTGAACCTAATTTACCTAATGGAACAATCGCAGCTATTGATACTAATTATGTAAAATTACGTCCATTACGTGAATGGCGTGCGGAAGAATTAGCAAAAACAACAGATTCAAGACGGATTGGATTAGTTGGTGAGTATTCAATTGAATACAAAGCTTCTAATTCTGGAGCAATCTTGAACTTGAAAGCCTAAAATATAATAACGAAGGAGGAAATTAAAAATGGCAACAGCAAAAAAAGAAGTAACCTATCGTGTGCTTGACAAGAAAAACTTTGTGGGCTTTATGCATCCTAAAACAAAAAAATTTATCACAGCAAACGAAAATAATGAATTTGTAGTTTCAGAAGATGACAAAGAAGCTATTGAGATATTAGAACGTGCTGCAGATACTTTTAAAGTTTAGGTAATGATGCTTTATGGTTGATGAAAAAAAAGAAGAAATCGTTGAGAAAATTCAATTGATGCTACCTAACGCTTCTGAAGATAGGATTTTGTCTGTTTTAAACCTTGTTATCTTTGAAATCAATTCTTACAATACTTGCAAAATTGATATTGCTTGGGACGAGTTTGAACCACTTATAATTGAGGTTATCTACAAAGCTTTAAAAAACGAAATAGATAAGTCTGTAGCTAGTGTAAAACGTGGTGATACATCAATTAGTTATGTAGTTGAATCAAAAGACATACAATCACTCATGAAGAACTATAGCAGTGCTATTAAACGTATTTTAGGCTGTGATAGCGGGGTGTTTTTCTATTGAATGAAGCAGAAATTTTAGCAGCTACTTATTTTGATACCTGTGTTATTGAGAGAATGAGCGATATTGAAAATACGGAAAGTGGGATTACTGAACAAGCTTATTTTCCAATTCATGATGGCAAGTTACCCTGTGCTTTCTCTCAAGGAAGTATGGGGAACTTGCCTGTAATAGAAAACAAAGAAGCGTTTAATATCTCCTATGAAGAGCAAAAACTTTTTTTAGAACCTAATATAAAAGTTAAAAAAGGAGATAGAATAACTATTACTCAAGGTACAGGTCAAAAACATGTGTTATTTTCAAAAAAACCTTTTTATTATCAAAGTCATATAGAAGTAGTGCTATCAGGAAGTGCAATTGATGAGTAAAAGCGATCTTAGAATGAAATCAAATGCTGATAAAGTTATTGCAAATTTAAAGAAAATGACGCCCATTGCTGAAAAAGAAGGTGCTGCAATGGTGAATGATTCGTTAGCTAAAATTTATCAGTTAATTGTACCTATGACACCAATTAAATCGGGTGATTTAAGACGAGGCTATCGAATCATTAAAGCTAGAAAGTTGTCTAGTGGTCGTATCGTGGGAGCATTGATTAATAATGAAAAATATTTTAGATATGTAAACGATGGCCACCGAACAAAAAATGGCGGATTTGTTAAAGGCAGATTTATGTTGCAAAAGTCTTATAAATTAGCTCATGCAACATATATTCCGAAACGATTTAAACAAATGGCGATTATCATTGTTAAGAAAGGATAGATATGTACGATAAAATTTTAAAAATGCTTACTGACACAATAAAACAGTTCTCGAATGCGCCTATCTATCTTGATGATGTAATGCAATCGTCAGAACCGTTTTATTTCGTTTTGAGCGTAGAAGAAAGCATGACTGATAATGTAGGTCAAAACGTTCAAAATAAAGCATACAATGTTGATATTGCACTGGTTGATAGTAAGAAAGATAAACAATTAGTAAAAAGCCTAACAGAAAGCTGTGGGGCTTTTTTTAATGTGTTGAATTTGGACGGAAACGAATTGTTTCCAGAAGATTATCAAACGTTTAAAACCGACGGAATTCAACATATCAATTTTAATGTTGCGTTCCCACAATTAATTGAATGGAGTGAAAAATAGATGGCAAAAAAGAAAAATGTAAGTGTCATTTCTGTAGAGAAGCCAACGTGGTTCCCACTAACAGACGAAACGGGCGCTTTTCCAGTTTACGGAACGCCAATTACAATCGGTACTGCTGTCAGTATCAAACCAGATGTTACAACAGAAACAACGCCTGACTATGGCGATAGTGTAGTTCAAGATCAGTATGTTGCATTTGGTGGTGCAGAAGTTACTTTAGAAACAAACGGCTACCAAAATGAAGTTTTAGCTGAAATTACAGGGGGAAAAAAATTAAAGGGTGGCGTATTGCGGTCTGCGGATGATATTGCATCAGATGGCGCATTTGCTTACCGTCGCCGAAAATCGAACGGTAAATATCGCTATACGATTTTCTATAAAGGAAAATTTGCTTTAACATCTGATGAAACATCTACATTAGAAGGAAGTTCAGTATCTTATACCCATCCAGAATGGACGGGGTCCTTCGTTGATGTTCCAGGGTTGGGTTATATGTATTCCGTGGATGAAGACGATGAAGGTGTCGACTTAGAGATGATTAAAAACTGGTTTACTGAGGTAATGGATCCACGTAAAGAAAATACTACTGCTGTTACTGGTGTAACTTTAGACCAAACAGAGTTAAATTTAAAAGTTGGCCAAACAGCAACCTTAACACCGACAATTACACCAGATAACGCCTCAAACAAAAAATATCAGTTCCGTTCAGAAAGTGAGGCTATTGGAACTGTAACACCAATTCAAGGGAAGGTTACTGCTGTAGGAGAAGGGACAACGGAAATCGTAGTCACAACAGAAGATGGTAACTTTACCGCAAAATGTACATTAAATGTAACAACAGCAGATTAAAATAACAGTTTAGGACGACCTTGTCGTCCTATTTTATATGGAGGAATTAAAATGGCAAGTAAATTTCAACAAAAAATTAAATTAATGATTAAAGATGGAAGCAAATATACTACAAAACAATTCACATCGGCAGAATTTTTACCAGGTTCAGTCATGGATACAGGTACGGATTTACAAATCAGGTTAGAAGAAGCAACAAAAACAAATGATATGGAAGCAATTCGTCCTATTTTAAGAGAATGCTATGATTTTATTGCTGATGTTATTTTTGAAGGACAGTTTACTGGACAAGAATATATTGATGGTATGGATGCTCGTGAATTATTGAAGATTACAGGTCAATTGTTAGGTTCTGTTACTTCTGGTTATGATGCAATTTATTCTGAACAGAAAAAAAAGTAACGGAACTTTTATATCATCCTCATTTTAAGTACACGCCACAATATCGAGAAGCAGAACTAAAAAGTTCGCTTCTTGAGAATGGGTGGACTTTAAATGAGATCGAAAACACAGATTTAAACGAGCTTTTGAAAATTTATGCATTTAAAGATGCTGTAGAAGAATTTGAAAATATCAAATATCTTGATGAAAATACTATGTTCTAAGAGGGAGGGGGTACTTTTTGAACAATGAAGACTTAGTATTAAAAATGATACTGGATGAATCTGGCTTTTCACAAGGATTAAATTCAGCAGTAAAAAAGTTACAAGGCTTTGATGTTGAAGTTGATAGAACAGGACAAAAAGGCGGCCGATCTCTTGGGAGCATATGGACGTCGTTTGCTGGTAACTTTTTAGCCAGCGGAGCTACTAAAATCATCTCAAAAGGAATTGGGCTGATTACCAGTAATATTGACGGAGCTATCAATCGTGTAGATACGTTAAACAACGCAAATCGCGTATTTGAAAATATGGGCTTTTCAGCTGGCGAAACATCAAAAACAATGGATAGCTTAAAGAAAAGTATCCAAGGGTTGCCTACACCTTTAGACAGTGCAATTAAAGGTGTTCAATTAATTGCTTCGTCTACAAACGACTTAGGGAAGTCAGAACAAATTTTTGCAGCTTTAAATAATGGAATTCTCGGTTTTGGTGGTTCTGCTGAAATGGTAGACAATGCTATTATCCAGCTGTCCCAATCGTTCTCAAATGGTAAAGTAGATGCGCAAACTTGGAATTCAATGATTAATAGTGGTTTAGGACCAGCATTAAACGCTTTAGCAAAACAGATGGGATTAACAGCTGGTCAGATGAAAGAAGGTCTCTCCGATGGTTCAATTTCAGTTGAAGAATTCCAAGATGCTTTAATCAAATTAAATAAAGAAGGCGGTGGCGGTCTTAAATCATTAGAACAGATTGCTAAAGATTCTACCGCTGGTATTAAAACAGGTTTAGCTAACATGAAGACTGCAATCGTTCGTGGTGTGGCTAACGTTGTAACTAAAATTGACGAAGGCTTAAAAAGTGCAGGTTTTGGAAGTATTAGTGAAATCATTGCTGACAAAGGGGCAAAAATGGAAGCAGTTTTATCTAAATTTGCCGAGATGATTCCGCCAATGATTAAAACAGTCAAAGAGTTATATGATACCTTGGAACCTTTTGCGCCTGTACTTGCAGGCCTTGCTGGAAGTATCGGTACCATGATGACAATCAACAAGGTAAATAGCTTAGTCGAAGATGCAGTAAAAGGCTATAAAAATTGGCGTGCCGCTACTGAGGGAGTTACAACAGCTCAAAAAATTCTAAATACTGTTATGAAAGCAAATTGGATCGGCATCATTGTTTCTGCAATTGTTGGTCTGATTGTTTACATTGGTTATCTGTGGAAAACTAATGAAAACTTTAGAGAAGCGGTTAAAAATATTTGGAAAAATATACAAGAGTTTATCTCAAGCGCTGCAGATATTGTTGTAAAGGCTTGGGATTCCACAATGGAATTTTTCAGCAACATGTGGGATGGCACAAAAGAGGCTTTTTCGAATGCTGGTACATGGATGAAAGAAGCACCTGGAAATGCAGCCGACTGGGTTAAAAATAAGTGGAACGGTACCAAGGAATTTTTCAGTGGGCTTTGGAATTCAACAAAAGAAGGCTCAAAAAATACATGGGAAAATATTAAACAAAGTGCTGCTGACAGTGCTAAAAGTGTTGGAGAAAGTTTTAAAAATGGCTTTGATAATGTGAAAGATTGGTTTAAGGGTGTTGGAAAATCAATATCAGATGTTTTCACAACAGCATTTGATTTTGTTTGGAAATATATTGGTCCATATGTAACAGGAATCAAAAATGCGTTTAAAATGGTTGTTAACGCTATGAAAGCGAACATTGAAAATGTCAAAATGATCGCTGAAAATGTCGTCACCATTCTAAAAAATGTTCTATTAGCTCCAATTCTTTTCATCACATCAATGATCACAGGTGGATGGGAAGAGGCAAAAGAAAACATGATTGCCGTTTGGGATAATATTGCTGAAGCTGCTCAGACTATTTGGTTCGGGATTAAAAATATCTTTTATAACACTGTTACAGCTATTTCCTATTCAGTCACTTCTATTTTTAATGGATTGATGTTGACAATTAAAAAGATTTGGATTGATGTGAAGTTATTTTTCACCTTACTCTGGATTGACATTAAATATGGAGCGATCAACGTTTGGATTGAAATTAAATATTCTATTATCGAAACGTGGATAAATATTAAATTTGAAGCAATTAGAATATGGGAAAGTTTGAAAACTTGGTTCTTTGAAACAGTAGAAAACATTAAAAATGGTGTAATTGATGGTTGGAATAACTTAAAACAAGGCACAGTTGATACATTTAACGCAACTGTTCAATGGTCAAAAGATACCTGGAATAATTTTAAACAGTGGATTGTTGATCTTGTGACAGGTATAAAAGACGGCATCATTAACGGTTGGGAAAACTTAAAACAGGGAACAGTTAATATTTTCAACAATTTGGTACAAGGTGCTAAAAATGCGTGGAATAATCTTAAAAGAAGCGTTAGTGATACAGTTGAAAATGTGAAGCAAACCTTTAATGATATGCGCCATATCGATTTATTTGAAATTGGTAAAAATATTATCCAAGGATTAGTTAACGGTATTGGTTCAATGATTGGTGCTGTGAATAAAAAAATTAAAGAAGTTGCTGGTAATATTAAAGAAAAAATCAAAGGTGCTTTAGGCATTCATTCACCTTCAAGATGGATGCGGGATATGATTGGTAAAAATATTGTATTAGGTGTTGTAGCTGGTATTGACCAAGAAAAAGGAACGCTTGACAAATCAGTGAAAAAAATGACCGATTTACCAACAGAGTTACCAAATTTTTCTACTACTGGCAGATATATCAACCAACAAGGAGCTCAAACAGAAAGCTTAGCTAAAAATAAAGGTAATGCTACGACTAATATTGGCGGTGATACTTTCAATATCAATATACAAGCTATGGGAAAATTAAATGAAAAACAATTAATGGATATGGCTAAAGACCTCGTTAAGTATATTCAAATTGTTAAAAATAGAGATAGTGATGCAACGGGGGGTGCTTTTGGTGGAATTTAAAAGAGGACAGTTTTTTCTTAATGGAAAACATAGTTCTGAATTCAATGTATTTATGAGAGAAAGACCTGAACGACTTTCTGCAGGACGTGTGGTAGAGCTTAGGGAGCGAATGGGTAATGATTCAATAGCCGTTGATTTTGCATATTATAAAAATGTAGAACGTACCATTACATGCTATGCGAAAGCAAATACTTTACAAGAAGTTTCTTTTTTAGAAGATGAAATTTCCTTTTGGCTCGATATGGGAAACTATTCTGATTTCATTGTCTATTTTGATGAGCATTATATTTATCAGGCGATTGTAACGAGTCCACCAAAATTTACAGGAACAAGAAAAAGCGGGGTTTTAATTCCTTTTGAATTTACTGTAAGTATCCGACCTTTTAAGAAAAATCGTATTGGCCAATATTGGATAAGTAATCCTAATCAGTTAATCAATACAGAAAAATATCCTTCAGAACCCATTATTCAGATTTTGGGGTCTGGGGATATTTCTTTTTTTATCAATAATCAATCATATTCATTAAAAGCAATTAACGGTGACATCATTATAGATTCAGAAAAACAAGAAGCTTATAGAAAATCAGGCGGAGCATTTGAAATCTTGGATCATAAAACACTTTTTAAAGATTATCCGATTTTAAAATGTGGAGAGAATAATTTTCGCTGGACTGGTAAAGTAACAGAGTTTAAGGTTCAGCCGAATTGGAGGCGAAAGGTTTGATTCCAGTTATTTTTAAACCTGGAGAAAAAGATTTTTCAACAAATGGATTAGGACGTCTTGTTGATGCGACACGTTGCGAAATCACTGAAGAAGCAAACGGAAAATATGAACTAGAAATGGACTATCCAGCGATTAGCAGATTTAGTGATTATTTCGAAAATGGCTATCAAATTAAAGCAAAGCCAAATGACTTAGAAGAATACCACATTTTTGAGATCAAACAAACGTTTAAAGATACTTTTAATAATAGCATTGTTATTTATGCCCAATCTTGTACTTATAAGCTAGGAAACAGACAAGTGAGGCTAGTAACAGTTGATAATCGTAATGGTGCAGAAGCAATGAAATTAATCGAACAGAACATGGACGAACCTTGTGATATCAAACTATATTCTGATATAAATACAGCTTCTAGCACTACATTTGAAGCTAGAAATGTATTGAATTGTATTGCAGGGGAACAAGGTTCTCTACTTCAATACTGGGGCGGAGAAATAAAACGAGAGCCTTTTAAATTATCTTTGCTAAGGCGTAGAGGACGAGATAACGTTGGAACTGTTCGTTATGGTAAAGATTTAAAAGGATTAACCATTAAATTTGATTGGCAATCAATTGTTACTAAAGTTTTGCCATTTGCAGAGCTTCAAAGTGGAGCAGACGGAACTTCTCAACGGATTTATGGAAATGCAGTTAAAAGCGAATATATCAGTAAGTATCCTGATGTTTACGCTCAATACATTCAGTTTACTGAAGATCAAGGAGTAAAAGATATAGCTAGCTTAAATAAAGTGGCAAGTAAATACTTCACTACATTATATCCAGGAAGTGATAAGCCTAAAGTTTCTATTGAATTAGAAATTGAGAAACTTACAGATTCAGAAGAAGCAAAAGAATTTGCTAAGATGCGTAACTATAATTTATTCGATACATTCACTGTATACCACAAGCTTTATGATATTGACATTCAAACGAAAGTTACAGGAATTGTCTATGATGCTTTAGCAGAAAAAACAATAAAAATCACTGCGGGAGATATCCAAGTTGCTTTTTATAAACAGCAAAGCCAAGACTTTCAAGAAGCTATAAAAACATTGACAAAAAAAGAGTATATGAGTGATTTTGTAGATTATATTACTAATTTGATTAACGGTGTTGAAGGTGGAAGTATACTTCAATATCCTAAAAATCGACCTAATACCCATTATTACTTAGATACGGAATCCACGGATACTGCAAAAGATGTGATTGCAATTAATAACAAAGGAATTGGATTCTCAAGAACTGGTTGGAAAGGTCCATTTAAAAATGCGTGGGGAATTAATGGAGTATTGAATGCGGACTTTATAGGAGCTGGCAAAATAAAATCTAATATTTTTGAAACATCATTTAATAGCTGTGGAGATATTTTACGTATGGTAAACGGTACTTTACAAGCTTGGAATAATAAGAAAAAAATCATGGAATTAACCAAAAAAGGAATGGAGTTTTGGAATGGGGCTAATCACGTTGGTTCAATGGGAACAAAGGGAAATCCTTTTCCTGATTTAAGAGATGAAAACGGAAATCCAGTTATAAAAGATGGTAACTCACTTCTTATAACTGGTGATGATCCAAAGACCAACGTTATTGGTTTTTCTAATAAAAAAGGTACTGGAATAGCTATTGCAGGGGGACAGCAATTTCATTTGGGAAATGATTTTTATTTTATTGGAATAGATGGTCAGGATAGTACGATTCACGCTAAAAAGTTATTTTTAAATGGCAAAGAAGTTATACCTGGTCAAAATGGTGGTGGCGGTTCTGGAGCTGGTACAGGTGGTTATCCATCCGAAGTTACAAGCGATGCAGATAAATTTGCTTGGGACTTATGGAGTTACCTATTGGCTAACGGATACAGCAAAGCAGCAGCTGCAGGTATCCTCGGAAATGTACAAGGAGAAGTTGGTCCAAGTATGAACCCAGATACCGAACAAATAGGCGGTCCAGCTTACGGATGGGTTCAATGGGACGGTTCAGCATATCCATTGGTAGGCGCACCAACTTGGAATGGCCGAGAATATGTACAACGCTTAATCGCAGCTGCAGGTATCAAACAAGACTATAGGACGTCATTAGCCCAAGCTCAATTAATTAATTGGTGTATGTTCAATGGGCAATGGTTAGGACAAGTAAATCCATTAACAGTTGATGAATTTAAAGTTGTCAGCTCACCTAAAACCGCTGCTTATGCGTTTGAATTAAACTTTGAACGTCCAGCTGCAGCACATCCAGAAAGACAAAACTATGCACAAGCATGGTATGACAAATTCAAAGATTTGAAAGCTTCTACTGCAACAGGAAAAGCTGGGATAGAACATTTGGAGACCTTAATGGGCAAATGGCTTGGTAATGGGCAATGTTATGCCGTTCCAGCCGAATATTCTGGTTTTATGGGCGGCTGCGGTTTAGGTGCAGGAACAATTTATGGCTTTTCACATGTAATTGGTGATACATCATCTGCTGCAGATATTGGTGAAGCATATGATTGGAATGCGGTAGGTTGGCGAGTAATCCAAAATCCAACGTATCAAGATTTAGTAGTAGGAGCAATCGTCAATATTAGACGAGGTGGCCAATGGGGAACAGGTTGGACAGTAGACCCAACATATGGTCACACGGGCGTGATTTACGGCTTAAATAACGGACGTATCCAAACCATAGAACAGAACGCCGAGCAAGGGCGAATTGTCGCAAAATATGACCGATTATATTTTGCTAATTCTATTCAATCGATTGTTATTCCACCAAAATAACGAAAGGAGGATTTTTCAATGGTTAAATGGCAAGCAACGCTAAGTACAACTGAACCTTACAATTACATTGGGATTCAGAATGTACGACAAGGAAATCGAAACACAGAAGTCTTAGAAGCTATACTAGTTGAAAATGCTTTGCCACTTGATTTAACAGGTTGCGAAGTTTTTTTTGAATCGGTTATTGATAATAAATATCCGATTCAACGTTCAGCAAAAATTGTGAATGCCAAAAAAGGGATTATTCAGTATACCTTTGATGAATATTCTATGCAGTCGTTACACAGACAAGAAGCATATTTCAGTATTCATAAAGGTGATAACCTGATTGGTGCAACGCAAAACTTTTCTTACTTTGTAGTGAATGCTGCTTCGAAAACAGAAGGCGAAATGGGCTCTTATTGGCAGTCCATTGAAGATTTAATCGCAGACATGACCGCTTTTATCAACGAAAATAAGGGCGATTTTACTGATTGGATGAATGCTAGAAAAGAAGAGTTCGAAGCGTGGCGAGATGCGCAAAAAACAGATTTCACTTCATGGTTCGAATCAATCAAAGATATTTTAAAAACGATTGATCCTGGCGGTACGATGTTAGCCGAGCTAATGGATGCACGTGTAGACATTCAAGGAGTGCGCCATAATTCAATTTCTGAACGTTTATTGGCAGATATGGAATATTTGTATCAGAAATTAGAGAAACGCTTATATACGTTAGAATATGGCGAAATAAATGACTTGATTATTTTACAAGATGATGCTTTTTCACTGAATCATGAAACAGAAATTGTTGGAACAGTTGATTATCCTGCGATCGATGGGGCATTGGTTATCGCAACAGTTGATGATACAAAACAGAACGCTTATGTGTTTGAAAAAGTGGGTGAAATAAGTGGTTAAAGTAAAACGAATGATGGAAACCGATAAAAATGGCGTAGAACGTCAGTTTTATCCTATAACACATGTATCTGCTGTTCGAGGATTAGAAAAAATTATTGCGGGTCAATCAAAAGTGTTATCTGTTAATGGATATACTGGGGCAGTAATTATCACTAAAGCAGATTTAGGCTTAGAAAATGCACTGACAGAACTTCCTTATGCGACAGAAGAAACAGACGGTATTATCACTTCTGAAATGTTTCAACGATTGTCAAATGGCGAGGGAGGCGTGTATATTCTTCCAATCGCTACCACAGACGAACTGGGCGGAATAAAGGTTGGCCAACTGTTAGAAATTGCAGAAGACGGCACGTTGTCTGCGCTAAAACAAACAGATCAAAATTTCACCAATGAACTAAAATCGAAATTGGAAGAGTTGAAAAATTATACCGCTGGAGCGAATATCTCTATTTCAGAAGATGGTGTTATTTCAGCAACTGGTGGTGGCGATGGCGGCGGAGTGAATCAACAATATGTCGACCAAAAAGTTCAAGAAGCCATTGACAGAATACCTGATATTACGTTTGAGAAAGTAGGCGAAGTACAATGACAGACATTGTTAAATTAAAACAAGGAGGAATACAGGTATTTCCTCAAACACATTGGAATGCCGTGGAAGGGAAACCAGAAGTATTAAAAGGCGAAAAGGGAGACCCAGGTCCACAAGGTCCAAAAGGAGATAAAGGAGACGTTGGTCCACAAGGTCCAGCAGGACAAAACGCAACAACGACAGACGTTGCAACCTCAATAAAAAATGGCTTGATGTCTAAAGAAGATAAAACAAAACTAGATGGATTGCCAGCAATTACGTTTGAAAAGGTAGGGGAAGTGTAATGGCAGATATCGTTCAGTTAAAAGAAAATGGCACTGTAAAGTATATGAAGACACACGCAGATGCTATCGATGGTATTGAAGGTAAATTAGTAAAGGCTGTTGGAAATGAGACTATTCTAGGTACTAAGGATTTTCAAGATGGATGTCTTTCAAAAGGAAACGCAGTATTAACTCAAAATGGATTAAAATATAAATCATTTACGCCAACTGATCTTGATTCTTTACAAGGTGGATCTGTAACTTTTGAACGTTACGGTGACATTGTAACTGTTCAATTTACGATTCAAACGCGAATCGATAAAGATTTTGCAAAAGATCAAACGATTGTTTGGGGAATACCAGCAGAATTTCAACCGAACACGGACAAACTATTTCCGTTAATTAATAGTGTAGGGAGTGGCGGAATTGTTAAATTTGTCAGTGGTGTTAGAATATCAGCTCAAACAACCATCGCAAAAAACACGTGGTATTGGGGAACAATCACTTATATTGCTAAAAACAGATTATAATCAGGAGATGACATAGATGAAAACTATTTATAAAGTTTTGTATCCTGTGGGCTATGAACCACAAGAAGTAAGTGACACATACAACGTTGCTTTACCATACGTGGAAGAAAAACCACTTGAAGGTTTGGCAAATGAACAATCACAATTCTTTAATTTCTCGGAACGAAAATGGGAAGAAGCGGTCACGCAAGATTATTCGAAAAAATTAAATCTGTTAGAAAACCTTTCAGCAGTATTAGAAGCAGATAACACTGCTTTAAAACAAGCAAATGAAAAACTAGCTGCTAAAGCAGAATCATTAGCTCAAATCAATTCAAAGACTATGCTTACTTCGCTTCAAAATTCAAAAGAAATTGATGCGATTAAAGAACAAATCGGAGGTGCAAAATAATGTATTCATATGATGACATTAAACTGATGTATGACTGGGGGCTATTTACTCCAGAGCAGGTTGCAGAATTTGTACCTAGTTGTATTACAGAAGAGGAATTTACTAAAATGACAGGAAAACCGTTTAGCGAAAGCTAAGCGGTTTTTATTATTGGAAGGTGGAAAATATGGTGATTATTGATAATCAAGCATTGATACTAGAATTTAAGAATATGATTTCTAACGGATTTATCCAAGTGTTTGTCTGGATTGTGTTAGGGGATATCTTAACAGGATTATGTAAAGGGATTTTCATTAAGGAGGGTAATAGCACAAAAGGATTGCTAGGATTGGTAAAACATCTTTTAGTGGTTTGCCTAGTAAGTATTGCTTATCCATACTTAAAAATCATGGGTCTAGAATCAATCGCTACTGGATTTGTCTTATTTTATATAGCAGTGTATGGCATTTCCATTATTGAAAACTTAGGGCAGTTAGGCGTTCCTTTTCCTTCATGGGTTAAGGAGCATTTAAGTAAATTAAAAGATGAAAATGATAAAGGTGGTGAACCTAAAGATGGTGCAAGTGATTAATCAATCTGTTTGCGGTGGGATTGCCGGGAGACGTCCCAATGCAACG